CCGCAGCATGGCAAGCTGGCTCCCCGCCCTGGGATCGCCCCGCAAGGATCTCGCCACCAGTGAGCGCAGTGTCCTGGTTGCCCGCTCCCGTGACGCCATGCGCAACCATTTGGTTGCCCGCGCCGCTATCGTCCGCAACCGTACCTCGGTCGTCGGTACTGGTCTGATGGCTCGCCCGCAAGTGGACTGGCAAGCCCTGGGCATTACCGAGGACGAAGGCGAGGCCCTGAACGAGCAGCTTGACCGCGAGTTTCGCATGTGGGCGGAGAATCCGATTGAGTGTGATGCCGAGGCCACACTGAACCACTACCAGCTCCAGGCCCTCGCCCTGGTGTCAGCCCTGGTAGGCGGTGATTGCTTCGCCACCACACCGTTCATCGAGCGAAAGGGTGCGGTCTACGGCACCAAGATCGAGTTGGTGGAGACGGACCGTGTGTGCAACCCGCGAGGCTGGATCGATTCTGACCGGCTGATCGAGGGCATCGAAATCGACGAGCACGGCGCCCCGGTCGCCTTCTACATTTGCAACGGATACCCGAACGAGACTGTCCGGAACCAGACTCTGGAATGGCGCCGGTTCGAGGCTTTCGGTTCGCAGACCGGTCGTCGTCGCGTCCTCCAGGTGTGGGCCGACAAGGACCGTCCAGGTCAGAAGCGAGGCGCCCCGTACCTTGCCCCGGTCCTGGAGCCCCTGCAGAAGCTGGAGCGCTATGCCAGCGCCGAGCTGATGGCGGCAGTGGTATCGGCCATGTTCACGGTGTTCCTCAAGAAGGGTGCCGGGTTCGACGGATCGGGCATGGGGATGCCTGCCTTCTCCAATGGCGAAGACACCCAAAGTGGGGCCATTGATTCAGCACCAGTTGCGCTAGGTGAGGGAGCAGTGGTAGACTTGGCACCTGGCGAAGAACCGGTGATGGCAAACCCGGCTCGCCCGAATGCTCAATTCGACCCGTTCTTTACCAGCATCGTCAAGGAGATAGGCGCAGCACTAGAGATCCCGATGGAGGAACTCATGCTGTACTACAGCAGCAGCTACAGCGCCGCACGCGCCGCAATGCTGCAGGCATGGAGAGCCTACGAGATGCGCCGTTGGTGGTTGGTTTGTGATTTCTGCCAGCCGACCTATGAACTCCTAGTCGACGAAGCTGTTGCCCGTGGTCGAATCATTGCACCTGGGTACAGTGACCCGGCCAAGCGCCGCGCCTACCTCCAGTGCATTTGGATCGGCCCAGCGAAAGGCGCCATCGACGAGTTGAAGGAAGCCAAGGCAGCCCGCGAGCGGATCGATATCGGGGTGAGCAACGAGACAATCGAGACAGCAGCGATGACCGGTGAGACCTGGGATCAGATCCAGCGGCAGCGCAAACGAGAATTGGACCGCCGCAAGCGCGACGGTACGTTACCACAGGCGGCAACCCCGGCCCAGCAACAACGGCCACCGGCACCCGCCCAAGAAGACGAGGAAGAACAGCAATGAGCAAGGCTTTCGAGCTGGCAGCATCGCGCCCCTGGCTGATCCTCCCGGATTCGCTGGACACGCTCATGTCCATTGCTGACCGCCAGGGCAACCCGGAGGCCCTGGAGGCCCGCCTGGGTCGCCCACTGGACAACACCCGGTCGGTGACCATGCGTGACGGCATCGCAATCATCCCGGTTACCGGTCCCATCATGCGGTATGCCAACCTGTTCACCCGGATCTCCGGCGCGACCAGCACCCAGGAGCTGGCCACCGACCTCCAGGCCGCCCTCGATAACCCCCAGGTTAAGGGCATCATCCTGGACGTCGACAGCCCAGGTGGTGAGGCCAACGGCATCAACGAGCTGGCCGACATGGTGTTTGCGGCCCGTGGCAAGAAGCCGATCAAGGCATACGGCGGCGGCACGGTAGCGAGCGCGGCCTATTGGATCGCGAGCGCGGCAGACGAGTTGGTGGTTGATGACACTGCCCTCGTTGGTAGCATCGGTGTGGTTGTCGAGGTGGTGACCCGCACGGCCCGCGAGGGCGAGAAGCGGTACACCATCACCAGTAGCAACGCCCCGAACAAACGCCCCGACATGACCACCGAGGAAGGCCGGGGCAAGCTCAAGCAAAGTATCGACGCCCTTGCGCATGTTTTCGTGAGCAAGGTGGCGCGGAACCTGAACGTAGACGCCGAAGCCGTCCCAGGTATGGGCGATGACGGCGGTGTCCTCGTTGGTGCCGCTGCGGTAGAATCTGGCCTCGCCACCCGGCTGGGCTCCCTGGAAGGTTTGATCGCCGAGATGTCCAAGGCGACGAGCAATCCGGGCTTTTCGTTCACCAACCCGAGGAAAATCAGCATGACGACCGTTACGACCACGGCGGAATTGCACGCGGCATTGGCTGCTGGCACCGATCCGCAGACCATCCAGATCGCCGCTGCCGAGTCGGTAGACGTCGAGGCTATCAAGGCCGCCGCCGCAACCGAAGCGTCCGCCGCTGCCGTGACTGGCGAGCGCGAGCGCATCAAGGGCATCAACGCCCTGGCAACCGCTGGTTTCGAGGCCGAAATCACCGCCGCCATTGACAGTGGCGCAAGTGTCGAAGCCACCGCCCTGACCCTGTTCAAAGCAGCCCAGGAACGCGGCATCACTGTCCAGGCGATCCGCCAGGACGCACCGAGTGCCGTTGGCACTACCCCGCCGAAAGGCAACCCGTCCAAAGCCCAGGTATCGACTGCCGACATCTGGAAAAACCGCCGCGAAGGAGCTAAGTAATGAGTGAACAAATCCTGGTGATGGGCGCCCGTAATGGTGCGTTCCTGCTGACCGAAGCCAACGGCGAGCGCTCCCGCGCAGCCATCACCCTGGCCGCAACTGCCGAAGCCCTGCCGTCTGGCCAGGTACTCGGAAAACTTGCGTCCGGCGAGCACGTGCCGTATAATGCAGCTGGAACAGATGGCAGTGAAACCGCTGTCGCCGTCCTGTACATTGGCAAGCCCGCTTCCGAAGTCGCCCAGCCCGCCGCAGCGGTGGTCCGGGATGCCGAGGTAGTCGAGTCCCTGCTGGTGGGCGCGGACGAAGCGGCACTGGCGGACCTGCTGGCCGTGGGCATTGTAGCCCAATAACCGATCCCATGATCTAGGGTCGTTCCACGTGGAACGACCCAACTATTCGGAGCAACACAATGCCGGAACTCAATATTTTTGCCAATGACGCTTTCTCCGTCGCTGGCATGACCGCCGCCATCAACACCGTGCCGGAAGGCCAGAAGGTTCCGACCCTCCTGGACGGCCTGTTCGAGGAAGAGGGCATCACCACCACTGCCGTGTTCATCGAGCGCGAGCATGACAGCCTGTCCCTGGTTCCGGCTGCCGAGCGCGGTGCCGTGTCCAACGTGACCACCGGTTCGAACCGTGACAAGGTTCCGTTCCAGACCATTCACTTGCCGACCAAGGCGGTCATCCGCGCTGACGAAGTGCAGGGCATTCGCGCTTTCGGTTCCGAGTCGGAGCTGGAGTCGGTGCAAGAGCTGGTAAACAAGCGTCTGCTCAAGATGCGCAAGCGTCTCGACGCGACCATCCGTTTCCAGCGCATGGGCGCCCTGACCGGTAAGGTCTACGACGCGGACGGTTCCAAGATCCTGCTCGACCTGCATGCCCGTTTTGGCATCACTCAGCAGACCACCGCCATGGCCCTGGGCACTCAGACCACCAAGCTGATCGGCAAGGTGACCGAGGCCAAGCGCAAGGCCGAAGACGCTATCGGCGATGCCGCTGTCATCACTGGTTGGCTCGCTGTCTGTGGTCGTGGGTTCTGGGACGCCCTGACCACCCACGACAACACCGAGAAGGCTTTCGAGCGCTTCCAGGATGGCCAGTTCCTGCGTGACGACAAGCGCGTCGGCGGTTTCAGCTTTGCCGGTGTCGAATGGCACGAGTTCTACGGCAAGATCGGCGGTATCGAGTTCATCGGCACCAACGATGCTTACCTGATCCCGCTCGGTGTGGACGGCATGTTCATCACGAACTTCGCCCCGGCTGACTACATGGAGACCGTCAACACTGTCGGTCTGCCGTACTACGCCAGCCAGGAGCCGCTGCCCCACAACAAGGGTGTCGACGTCGAAGCCCAGGCGAACCCGCTGAGCCTGTGCACCCGTCCCCGCGCCATCATCAAGCTGACAAAGTAACGATGTTTGGGTCGGAGCTGAGCACCGCTGTGATGGTGGTGCTCGGTGACGGTCAAGGCGACTACCTGGATGCCGGTGGAGCAGTTTTGGCCACCGGCATCGTTCTTATTTGGGAAACAGGTGTCGAGCGCATTGACGTCGCCAACGGAATGATGGACCGGGTGAACACGATAACGGTCAACAAAGCGGATCTACCCAAGGTCGACCGCCGTGGTTCGTTCGTCCCCCAGGGTCCGGATTGGGGCAGCCTATCCGGGAAACAGCAGCACAT